TTCATCCAATATTTACATTGGAGCCGATAGCGAGCGGTATCGTGGTCGCGATAACCAGTGGTATGCTGACTACACAGTTGCTATCGTGGTTCATATTGATGGCTCACGTGGATGTAAGGTATTTGGGCAAGTCACTACTGAGCGAGATTATGATAAAAGGCATGACCGCCCATCGTATCGGTTAATGAACGAAGTTTACAAGGCATCTCAGATGTACATCGACTTGTTCGAACACATCGGCGATCGTCATTGTGAAGTTCATCTTGATATTAATCCTGACGAAATGCATGGATCTTCTTGTGTTATTCAACAGGCAACTGGCTATATTCGTGGTATGTGTGGGTTTGCACCCAAAGTGAAGCCAGAAGCCTTTGCGGCGTCATATGCTGCAGATAGACTCAAGGAGATCCTTGCATGAGTTGTATCATTATGCCATCTCGAAGATTATTCCTTGGCGGGCTTATAGCTGCACCTGCTGTTATTGCAGCAAATAGGCTAATGCCTGTCAAGTCCTTCGATTTACTGGATGTACCTCAGGAAGAATGGGTTTTGATAAAACACTTTGGCGAAAATCCAACTGCTATGGCTTGGATGCCTAAGAATAGATTTGCTACTCAAAACACCGTTGATCTTTCTGAATATAGAATTGTTAGAACAGAAAAAGTTCCTTCTCGTACTAATTATAAAACAATACATGCAGGAACTGAATTATTAACAATTCATAATGCGCCTTTAATCGCTTAACAAATAAGTGCTGGTAGCTTAGTGGCCAAAGCCGACCGCTCATAACGGTCCTATCGGGGGTTCGAGTCCCTCCCGGCACACCAATTACGGGGGTATTATGAAGTATTTTTTCGAAGATAAAATTAAAAACTTACCAATATGTATCGACCTTATCGATAATTTCGATTCAATTAAAACAGAAATATTAAATTTTATAAAAAATCAAAATTCTTTGAATGATTACCCTCAATATAAAGTCGGTGGCGGTAAATGGATTTACGAGAATTATTGGAAAGCAGCACCATTATCTAGATTCGAAGGCGAACATATTGAATTAAATGCTGACGAAGAGATGAATAAGAAAGTAGAATACCTAATAAATTTAGGTAGAAAATCGTGCCCAACGATTATTTCAGTTATAAATAAAATGGAACAAGAAGGTAATCTTGCTAATTGTTTTATTAGTAGATTAATACCAGGCTCTATAATCAACCCACATGTTGGTTGGTCTGATAAATGGCTTAGGGTCCATTTAGGAATCGTTACTGACCCCGAATGTAAAATAACTATAGGTAACGAAACTCAAGCGTGGGAAGATAAGAAGTTACTAGCCTTCATAGATGGCCCACCAAATCCTCATTCTGTGCGCCATGATGGGAGTAAAGAAAGAGTAATACTTTCTGTCGATTTAAAACGGGAATTTCTAAGAAAAGCGTTAAACTAAATAAAATTACCGCCATTTTCTACAGGCGGAATTAGAGCTCGAATGGATTATTATAATCCACCCTGACATTCGAGGATTCAACAAAAGGGGAAACTTAATGAAAAAACTTATATTTTTGCTAGTAGCAATACTAGTAGGCATTAATTATCCAACGATGGCTAATGCTGAACCAAAAGATAAGCCTAATCATTATGCTACTAAAGTGCATAAAAAGGTTAAAAAACAAAAAGTTGAAAAGCCAGCAAAAATTGATTACAGAAAAATCAAGCTTAATGAAATGATGGCTATATATGATGAAAACAGTTCTGGTGGGTTCTTTGCTTTAGAAAAAGCAAGAGAAGAATATCGCCAGAATGTAAAAGTAGTAAAAGTAAAGAGACCAGAAGTCAAACCAGTTCAATATACTGAAAGCAGTAAAGATCTGATCGAAAAAGCTTCTAAATATCTTGGATTTGGCGCAACTGAATTGGGTCTTCCAAGGAATTTATGGTGTGCAGACTTTATGAATATGTTAGTTGGTGGTCGTGATCGATCAGCCGCTTCCTATCTTCGTAGAGGCGAAAAAGCAAACTATGGTTGCGTAAACTGCGTTGCAGTTTTAGCACGTCGAGGCGGAAACCACGTCGGGGTAGTTTCTGGATATGACGAAGATGGTGATCCTATAATTATTTCTGGAAACCATAACCGTGTTGTCGGTGTTGGCGTTTATAGAAGAGAAAAAGTTATAGGTTATCGTTCAATTTAATAGATGGGGCGAATGCCCCATCAACCCTCTGGAGTATATTATGGTAGATAAAGAAGAAAAAGTTTCTGAAATTCCTAATATCGAAGATCATCATTACTATATGTTTTTTAAAGATTTTCATACTGACACTGCTGCTGATGCAATTGAATTTATTCTTGCTCGTAACTTAATGCGTAAGGGTCGCCCTAAATTTATGAAGATGATCATAAATTCTCCTGGTGGTGAAATTCCTTCTGCTTTCGCTCTAATTGATACTATGAAGGGGTCTAGAATCCCGATTTATACTTACGGTCTTGGGGAAATTGCAAGCTGTGGTCTAATGACTTTTATTGCTGGTGAAAAGGGGCATCGCTATATAACTCGTAATACTGCTATCCTTTCCCACCAGTACAGCTGGGGGTCTTTTGGTAAAGAACACGAACTTCATGCCAGAGTAAAAGAATTTAATAACACTCAAATTAGGATTATTGAACACTATAAGCGTTGTACTGGGTTGGACGAAAAATCTATTAAAAAGTATTTGCTTCCACCAGAAGATGTTTGGCTTACCGCTAAAGAAGCGGTTAAATATGGAATAGCTGACGAGATAGTTGACTTTTATTAGAAATAAAGTTATAATAAACTGTAACTCAAGGAGAATACAATGGCTAAGTGGGAAGAGCGTATCGAGATTGAAACAGATAATGATTTGTCTGATTTGGAAAAATTGGTAATGATTGATATGCTCGATAAAGGTTATGATTATCTTGATCAAGCTGATATTCAAGAATACTGGAGAGAAAAACTAACATGAACGTAACAATTTATACAAAAGAAAACTGCTCGTTTTGTACAAATGCCAAGATGCTTCTTGCTTCAAAGGGCATTAGCTATAAGGAAATGAAGCTTAACGAAGATTTCACAAGAGACTATCTTTTGGAACTTTATCCCTCTGCCGCAACTTTTCCTGTTGTTGTAGTGGATGGGTTTAACATCGGTGGCTTTACACAGCTACAGAAGATGATTAATGAACAAACTAGCCAGACAGGAAAGTTTCTAGCAGAAGAGGTATAATATGTTCGACCGTGATACGATCCTTAAGGATCTAAGAGAGTATGTGATTGAAGTCCACTTCACTAAAGTAAATGGCGAAGATCGTTTGATGCGTTGTACGCTTCGCCCTGAACTTCTTCCTCCTGGATATGCTCAAGATATTACAGAGGAAAAGAAGTTTCATGGAGAAAACCCAGATGTGATTGCTGCATGGGATGTTCAAAAGGGTGGTTGGCGCTCTTTTCGAATCGATTCCGTAAAGTTTGTACAAGATGTGAGTTACAACTACTAATGAAAAAGCTTGTTATGGTTGACTGCCTGTCTCAGTTCCGCATTCGTTATGTTGTGGAAGTCGAAGACGATATCGATCATGCTCTTGACGAGATTCTTATGCAATCAGATAATCTTGATTTTCATGAGTTCTCGCAAGAGCATCTTCTCCCTTCGCCAATTTTCCTTTCTCATAGAGAAATAAATAAAGACGAATATCTAAGGATGTTCGACGAAGACAATAACTATCTAAAGAGCTGGTCTGAAGAACAGAAGCTCGGTTTCATCAACAAAATTAACTATGATAAGCCCGATATTATCGGAGGCTAAGGAGATTATTATGGCATACTGGGGATATCATCTCGTTCTCGATTGCGCAGAACTTGATCACGATGCAATCACAGACTACAATAGAATTTACGATTTCGTCAAGCGTCTTGTCAATGATATTGACATGGTTGCTTATGGCGAGCCACAAATCGTAAACTTTGGATCTGGTAATAAGGCTGGGTACACTCTTGTCCAGCTTATCGAAACTTCAAACATTTGCGCTCACTTTGTACCTGATGACGGTATGGGTGGTAATGCAATGTATCTCGATGTATTTTCTTGTAAGGAATATGACGATCAGGTCGTCATCAAGCTTGTTAAGGAATACTTTGGCGCTAAGTACGTTCGTCCCAATTATCTCACACGTCAGGCTTAATAATGAGTGGGTTTGAAGAAAACGAAATTTCTATTAACTCTAAGGGCGGTACTGAGCTATCAAAGCGCAGTATCGCTAAATTTATTCCTGAGGATCTTTCGAAAGAATTCCAGGTTATTTGTTCAAGAGTTAGAGAACTTCATGAAGATAAAATTCGTATCTACTGGCAGCATGACTTGCCAGAAGATCCTGAAGTATCACATTTGAGGGATGCAAGTAGCAGAGACAGATTTCATAAGTTTGTATTCGTTTCAAACTGGCAACTTCAGGAATATGTTAATAGGCTTGGGCTTCCTCAGGATGATAAGGTTATCGTAATTGAAAACCCAATCGATCCTTTTCCTGAAGTTGAAAAGTCAAAAGATGAAGTAAGGTTAATCTATTTTTCAACTCCTCATAGAGGGTTGGATATTCTTATTCCTGTGTTTGAAGAACTAGCAACCAAGCATGATAATATCCATCTTGATGTGTTTTCAAGTTATCAGATTTATGGTTGGGGTGATTCTGACAAGGGGTTTGAGCCTCTTTACGATAGAGTTCGCAACCACCCAAAGATGACGTATCATGGTTTCGTGGAACAAGATGTTCTTAGGGAACATGTATTGAAGTCTCATATTCTTGCATTCCCATCTGTTTGGAAAGAAACTTCCTGTAGAGTTCTTATGGAAGCTATGTCTGCTGGATTGATTTGTGTTCATCCTAATCTTGCTGCACTGTCAGAAACATCTGGTGGACTTACTTCAATGTATCAGTATCTTGATGATAAGAACAAGCACGCAGCACTTTTCTATTATAATCTCGACCATGCTATCAGTATTGCTCATAATACAGAAGCTCAAAATTACTTGAGGTTCGCAAAAGCATATGCTGACAACAGATACAATTTAAATAAGATTGGGTCTCAGTGGAGATTGATTATGGAAGATCTTTCTTTACAATACGCTGATGTTGGTAAGCGAAAAATCCCAAAGGAAATGTTCTACTATAAAACTTAAGAGACCTAAATAATAATGGTTGACTAATTTTTTATAATAGGGTATGATAAGGAATCAAATGAATAACGTTATTCCATTTCCAAAGAAGAATAACAGAATCCAAAACGACGAAGTTGTGTTGGAAGACATTACTAAAAATGTTCAAATGATGAAACATTATCATATACAAGAAACAATAGCGAATCTTGCACCAATCATTTTTAATAATCTTGAAGTTGCTGGGTTCGGTATATCTGATGATGAAGACGGGGAAATAATTAGGGATGGTGCGTTTATTGTCGAGGCAATTAGATCTATCCTATGCAAGCATTATGCAATATATCATCCATTTCAACAGATAGCAGATAATATCTTTGAACCAGATGAAGAAGAAGAGGGCGCTCTACGCATCGTAGAAAGACTAAATCTGAAGCTTAAAAGAAGCGAAGTAGTCGAAATCGTTTAACAGGTGAAATGTGATCATTGTTGATTTGAATCAGGTTATGTTGTCTAATTTGCTTATGCAACTGGGCAACCACACGAATGCCCAACTAGAAGAAAATATGGTTCGCCATATGATTCTAAACTCTCTCCGCTCGTACAAAACAAAGTTTGCTGATGAGTATGGTGAAATGGTTATTGCTTGCGATAACACCAACTACTGGCGCAAGCAGAAGTTCCCTTACTATAAGGCTAATCGTAAGAAGGCTCAAGAGAAGTCCGAGATGGACTGGAAGTCTATCTTCGAATGCATGAACAAGATACGTTCAGAGCTTAAAGAATACTTTCCTTACAGGGTTATTGATATTGAATCTGCCGAGGCGGACGATATCATCAGTACTCTTGTAAGGATTCATTGTTTCGAAAAGGTCCTAATTCTTTCTGGTGACAAGGATTTTATTCAGCTACATACCTATGGTAATGTAAAGCAGTATGATCCTGTTCGAAAGAAGTGGATCTCTAACGAAAACCCAGATCGTTATCTGGAAGAACACATCCTTAAAGGAGATAGTGGAGATGGCATTCCTAACGTACTTTCTTCTGACAATTGTTTTGTTGTTGGGGATCGTCAAAAGCCGTTGACACAAAAGAAGATCGATGCATTGATCGAACTTAACCTTGATGGTAAGTTTGATCATCCTCTATTCACTAATTATATGCGTAACAGGCAACTTATTGATCTGCGTTTTATACCAGCAGAAATTGGGGCTAAGGTTATCGAAGCGTATGATAAGCAAGAAGGCAAGGGTCGGGAAAAACTAATGAATTATTTCATCGCAAATAAACTTAAAAACTTAATGGAATCTATTGGAGAATTTTAATGGTTATCGGATTGGCAGAATTTTTAGAAAAGGTTGGCAAGCAAAAGAGAACTCAAGAGAAGGTTGATGCTCTAAAGCACAACGATAGCTTGCCTTTGAGAATTATTTTACAGGCTTGTTATGATCCTAATGTAAAGTGGGCTTTACCAGAGGGAGTTCCTCCTTATAAGCCAAACGATCTTGTTGATCAAGAACATGTCCTTATCAGAGAAACACAAAAGTTAACGTATTTCATTCAAGGGTTTCACCCGAACTTGAAGCAAATGAAGCGCGAAACTATGTTTGTTCAGTTACTCGAAACTTGCGCACCAAAGGATGCGGAACTTCTTTGTCACATTAAAGACAAGAAGCCTATCAAGGGCATTACCCTTCAACACGTAGTAGAGGCACTTCCAGGACTTATCCCAAATGAGCAAGCAGTTTAAAAAGTTTCGTAAAAACGAATACTATGACGACGAGAATGAAAATTATGTTGTTCGGTCAAATTATATCCAAAGAAAAACTGAAAAACGTGTCGATAGAGCGTTAAAGACTAGAGATATTACTGCTCTCATTGAAGATGAAGAAAGCGATTATGCTTACGATAACATTTACGAAGAACTGGCTGACGATGATGGATGGCCAGACCCAGATGAAAGACGCTAATGCCCACATATAGATTCCTAAACAATGAAACTGGCGAGGAGTACGAGGACTTTATGAGTATCTCGGCTCTAGATGAATTTTTGAAAACTAACCCACAAGTAACGCAACTAGTAAATGGTGCTCCCATGATTCATTCTGGTAGAGGAATGGCCAAGCCCGATAATGGGTTCCGTGATCTACTTAAAGATATGAAGAAAAAGAACTCTCAAGGTATAACTAGGAGTACTATTAATAATTTTTAAAAGGGCAATAATGGAAACGACAAGATTAACAAGAAAAGAAAAGAGAATCCTTCGTCAATCAAATCAAAAAGTTGTTAACATACAGGAAAAGATAAATTTTAATCTTAAAAAGATAGAGCCATTAACAGAAAATCAAAAGCTTTCCTTTGAGTCATATTACCAAGGTAAAAACCTTATGCTTCATGGGATTGCAGGAACTGGCAAGAGCTTTATCTCTATCTATCTTGGTCTTCAAGAAATACTTTCTGAAAATAGTCGATATAAAAAACTTGTTATAGTAAGATCTGTCGTTCCAACAAGAGATATGGGGTTTCTACCTGGTAATTCGAAAGAGAAAGCCAAAGTATACGAAGCCCCATATTATGCTATATGTTCAGAGCTCTTCAATAGAGGAGATGCTTACGAGTATCTTAAGAATAAGAACGTCGTTGAGTTTATCAGTACATCGTTCATTCGTGGTATAACACTCAATGACTGTATTATTATTGTTGATGAAATCGCAAACCTGACTCTTCACGAACTTG